CCCGCCGCACTCGACCTCAAAAAAGCGTGGGCCATCCTTCAACGGGTAGTAGCGCAGCACATCCAGCGGGTTCTCGCAGGCGTGCATGCCGGCACGGCAGCAATCAGCTTTGTCCTCATGGTACGTCTTGCCCACCTCGTACTGCTTGCCACGGCACATCATGTTTTTGTCCATGGCCTTGTATGCAATGATCTTCTCACTCATGGGTGTCCTCCTTTACAGTCCATGCAGTCAGCGTCTTTGCGACGCCGTTTTTCTTGATCTCGTCGATCTCGAACTCCATAACGGTCAGACAGCCAAAATCCTTGATAAAGCCCGCGTTCCAGAGCCCGAAATACAGCTCCTTGCCGAGATTGTCCTTGACTTTGATTTTCGTTGCGCCCGGAAAAACGTTGTAGCAGGCGCAGATCAGGCGATTCAGTGTCATGTTACGCCACGCCGTCCTGGTTGTGCTGCTTGGCGGCAAGCTCCATCTGCTCCACACTCTGCTTGCGCTCCACGCTGGGCAGCATTCCCACGGCCTTGAGCTGCTCATAGATAAACCGCTGGCCCGCTTCCGTCCATACGGTGGTGTTCTTGGTGTCCCACTCGCCGGTGCTCTTGTGCTGGAACGGCGTGGATTTGCGGTTTTTGGTGTAACCTTTTCCGCTATACTTTGCGTATAACACCCACTGCCCGTCGCTGGTCTTGTACTGGATCTTCAGGCCGTGAAGGATGCTGTTGAGTTTCTCGGCGCTCAGGCCGTAATCCTTGGCAAGGGTGGTAGTGGTGCGGCAGTTCTTGCCCACGCACACCGCCCGGGCATACTCTGCATCCGGCTTCAGGTCGCTGTTCTCTGCCAGAAGCTGGCGGTTTGCGGCCTTGAGCTGGTCGTTCTGCTTCTGGGCGATAAGCACCGCACGGCGCATTACCGCTTCCGGGCTGTTCCACTGCGCCTCCACGGCCAAGAAATATTGCCGGGCCTGCTTGCCACGCTCGTTGCGCTGGATCATGCACAGCTCCTTGGCCATTGGGATGGTGAGCTGGTGATCGTCAATCGTGCGTTCCACCTCTCGGTTGCCTTCCGACTGAACTCGTACATTTTTGTACGGGTTGAAATCTTCACCCTCGGTAAATCCATATTCGACCATGCGCGGGAACCAAATGCGATAAGGTGTGTTGACTTCCAAGAATTCGTGCAGCTCCCGGCCACTCACCGTGGGGCGCTCCGGGTTGTCGTAATTGATAGGGATAAGGTTGCTCATGCTTTTGCCTCCTCGTCTACGATCAGCGCCGTGACCGGCACCCGGAAATAGTGCGCCACCTTGAGCAACTGCGAAATGCTGGGCCCGTAAATCGAGCGCTCCCACTTGCCGATTGCGCCGTTGCTCAAGCCTGCCGCCGCCTCCAGATCGGTGCGGCTCAGCCCGTGCAACTTGCAAAACTGGTCGATTTTTGAAACATTCACTAGCAATTCTCCTTTCCGGGCTTGAAAATCACTAGAAAATATGCTACTATGTAGTTGCGAGGTACAAAGTGAATAAAATCTAGCGTTTGCCCGATATAATAGTATCGAGGGCTTTTGGTTTTTGTTTGCCCTGTGCCTAGTATTATACTAGATAAAATTCTAGATATCAATAGATAATTTGGATTTTCTAGAATTTTATCTAGATGCACAGTTTTGGGAGGTGCTTTTTGTGGGAAATATCCAAACTGTCAAAAAGATCTCCAAAGAAAAAGGCATTTCGTTGGCTTTTGTATGCAGACAGATTGGAAGAAGTCACGGATATCTCGCAGAAATTGCAAACAGAGACGGTGATGTTCCCGAAAAAATGCTAGGCCCCATTGCAAACGCCTTGGGCGTAACAGTGGAAGAGCTGAAGGGCGAGGATCCAGCGCAAAAAGAAAAGCCCAACGCCTTAGATGGCATTGAGCTTGAAAAACTGTCACCAGCCCGCCGGGCGCTGCTGGAAGCGCTGGATGGCATGGATGACGAAAACATTATGAAAATTGTTCGGATTGCTCAGGCAGTTAAAAAGGAGTTTCCAGAGTGAGCGTACATCTTAATAGAAAAGAACTCAAACTGCTGAAAGCCCTCGATCGGGAATATCCCGGTGGTGTTGAACGGACAAAAGAACTGTTTCAAGACGCTACGGCGCTTGAAGAGCTTGGCTTTGCAGAATCTTCTACAACAGGGTTTATGCAGTCCGGATTACGAATCACAGAAGCCGGAAAGCAATATTTGCGAGAGAAAAATGCAAACCGGTTTTCTGGGCCGATGAAAATAGTCGGCGGTATTGTCACCTTGATTTTGATTCCGGTTCTGGTGAATTTGATTTCAGATTATGTATTACCAATACTTTTCAAATAAGAACCACTCAATCGTCCAGACAAAGCGGTAAAAGATGTCCTCAACAAAAAAGCGACGGATCCGATGCTGGTTTTTGGGCTTGTACCAGTTTCCGTTCTCGTCCTGCTTCAAAATGTTCAGTCTACAATACAGCATAAAACCTCCGAATGACTTCTTGAAGCTGGTTTTCGGATAACGAAAGAATCTCACTGATGGCAAGATGCACAAGATTGTCGTGCGATTCTTTTTCTTCCATTGTATCACATTTTGCAAACATTGTGCTAGTTTCTTGCACTTTATTTTCCCCCCTTTGGCATTTTCCTTGATAATTTAGCTTTTCGGCAGCTGGTTGGCTGCCTATTTTTGTATATGTGAGGTGCTTATTATGGCAAATGCCTGTCCTGTCTGCGGCGGCAAGCTGGGTCTGCTGAACCGTGAGAAAAGCGCTGACGGCCTGATCTGCGCCAGCTGCAGCAACTTTTTCTTTTCAAAATTGGGCATCCGGGCAGCAAAGCAACCGACCGCTGCCCTTGCGGACTACTGGGCTACACTGGAACAGCGTCGGAAGGCGTTCAAGGAGACCGATTCCATCTATGATGGAGATGCGCTTTTTGTGTCCATCGACAAGGCAAACCGACTGTTTTGCTTTGGGCATCGCGGCGGTGATAAAGGCCCTCGCATGATCTACAGCTTTGATGAAGTCGCCGGTTACGAATCTGACGCGCCAGACGATTTGACGGTGACAGAGACCAAAGGCGGCATTGGCCGGGCCGTGATCGGTGCAGCCGTTGCCGGTCCTGTGGGTGCGATCGTGGGCGCTGCTACCGCCAAAACAGAGACCCGCAAAGGAAGCCGCAGCAAAGAAAACGTTTCCATCCGTTTTACGCTCCCTCTTGGAGAAACCAGTCTGCCGACAACGGTTTATTCCGGCGGCATGACCGATTTTCTCAAGAACTGCAAAGTCAGCCAGGAGAAGCCACAGGCTGCCGCTCCGGCGGCATCCAGCGCCGCCGATGAGCTTTTGAAGTTTAAGCAGCTACTGGATATGGGGGCCATCACGGAAGCGGAGTACAACACAAAGAAATCTCAGTTGCTTGGCCTGTAAGCCTGTTTACAACCATATTGTAAAACCGCTGGTTGTTGTCGTCAATCCCAATTCGAGCACTGTTTTCGGTGGAAAAATCCGCGCTATTCGCAGTTGCAAGGTTGCTGCAAATTTTGCAACAAGTCAGCCGCCAGCGCCCCGCCGGGCTCACCGGCGGCGTTACGAAGGGCTTGCACCTCCGGCAGGGCCCTATCTTGAATGTAAGCGCGAGCAAGGCGCTGCTGCTCCGGGGTCATATCCAAATAGCAGGCCAGCAGGGAACGGGCATGGGTGCGAAAGTGTGACAGCTTTTTCATAACTCATTCCTCCCAGGGTGCAGGGGTGCGGTCGGTGCCAGTCAGGATACTGGCGGGCATTCCATCGATGATGGTCATTTCGGTTTCTTTACCGTTTCTTTGCTCAAAATCCATTTTGCTTTCTCCTTTCTTTTGTGCACATCTACGATTTATAAACCAAATTCTACCATGCGCCGTTGGAAAATAAAATACGGATAAAATTTGTCGAATGGCGCAGATTTTTTCTGCGCCATTTTTTGTTAAAAATACACCGAAATTATGGGGGCGAAAGTATGAGTTATTTTACGGCGAGCCAAATCGGGAAAGCGCTTGCAAAAGCACGGGTGTCTGCGGGCCTGAGTCAAGCGGAGATCGCAAGGCGCATCGAAAAAGGAGAGCGCACCGTGCAGAGCTGGGAAAAAGGCTGCACCAGTCCGGACAGTGACGAGATCATGGACTGGTGCACGGCGTGCGGGGTGTCTCCCATATCTGTTTTCATGGAGATGACCCACCCGGATCTGTACAAAGTGCCGGATGACGGCAAGGCCGACGATGAGCTAAACGCGGAGTTGCGCCGTCTCGTGGTAAATCTGCCGCCGCTGACGAAAAGGCTACTCCTCTTCATACTGAAAGGCAGTCACGGCAGCAGCCCGCCTGCTGTCATATCGGAGATAGCTGCAAACTTGCACTGCCCGCTCAACAACAGGGCAAGCGTGTGCGGGACCATCATAGACCAGTATACCTATGCGCAGATCGCGGGCCTTGACCCATGCCCGGACGCTCCGCAGCCTCCCATTGACGACCTGAAGATCAACTACAAGGCCGGAAGAGCCGCTGCTGAAAATGGCGCATTCGGATATATCGGGCAGAAAAAGGAGTAAGCCATGAAATGCGTGAGACCATGCTGCAGGAAAGAGATCCCGGATGGTGCTTCTTTTTGTCCGTGGTGCGGGAAGAAGCAGTCGGAAGCCGCCCCGCAGCAAAGAAAAAAGCGCCGCCGCCCAACGGGCATCGGCACAGTGTACCCTTGTGTATGGAGGTGGATTTTATGAAAAAACGGGTCAACACGGCATTTTGGGTGGAAAAGGAAAAGCGCTGGTGCATCGCGGTTCAGAAGAACGGCACCCGCAAGCGGTTTTACAGCAGCACGCCGGGCCGCACCGGCCAGCGTGAAGCAAACGCAAAAGCGGATGCATGGCTTGATGATAGCATCCGTGACGGGAAAAAGAAGGTCAGCGTCCTTTATTCAGAGTGGGTGGAAGAGCTGAAGCTGACTTGCGGGACGTCCTATGTGACACAATGCCAGCGTTACGGAGACTGCTACATCCTGCCGACCTGTGGGAACATCCGCATTGACGAGTTGACCGAGGGCGATCTTCAAAAGGCCATTGACGTTTCGTTCCGGAAGCGCTCACAGAAAAAGAACCAGCGCAAGCCCATCTCAAACCAGCCGTTGAGCCGAAAGACGCTTATGACGATCCGGGCTGCGGAAACCGCCTTTGTCAAGTGGTGCAGAAGAAACAAGTACACGACGCTCCACCCCGACCTGTCTATCCCGAAGAATGCCAGGATGAGGAAACGCACGATCTTGCAGCCCACCGCCTTGAAGACCCTGTTCAGCGTAGACACCCGCACCTACTATGGAAAGCCGGTATTTGATGAATATATCTACGCCTACCGCTTTGCAGTTGCGACCGGCCTACGCCCCGGGGAGCTGATTGGTCTATGGTATGGTGACATCAAGGGGAACACGGTCAATCTTCGGCGCAGCATCAACGTGCACCGGGAGCAGACCACCGGAAAGAATGAAAACGCTATCCGCTCTTTTGACATGGGAAAGGAAGCACGGGATGCCTATGAGGCGCAGGTACAGCTCCTAAAGGCTCAAGGCATACTGCTAAACTACAATACGCCGCTGTTTCAGATTCCCTCAGAGCATACGCTCTATCGCCGCTGGGAATCGTATCAGGAAGCAAACGGGCTTGAGCCGAAAGTCTCACTTTACGAGCTACGGCACACTTTTGTCAGCGTTGAATCAAGCGTCCTGACTGACAGCCAGCTGAAGATGCTTGTAGGTCATAGCAAGAACATGGACACTTCCGGAGTGTATCGGCACGAGCTTGACGGTCAGAGGGAAGACCTTGCTGCCGCTACCACCGCGGCATTCAAAAAGGCACAGGCCTGACTCTGGTAACATTTTTGGTAACACTCTTTTTTGTAAACGTAGCAAAATACATGGGTTACAAACCAACCCCACTGCCTTTTTAGCAAGTGTTTAGGCGCGTTGCAGATATGCTTTTGACGTCACTCAATCATTTTTGGTTGTTCGACTCCCATCGCCTCCACCACACAAGAAAAATCCGAACCTCTTCCCATCGGGAAAAGGTTCGGATTTTTCATTTGCTGCATTTCTTACAGCGTCATTTTCATTTCCAGTCTCAGCAGCGCGGCTTTTTTATCGATGCCGCCTGCATATCCGGTCAGGCTGCCGTTTGTTCCGACAACGCGGTGGCAGGGAATGATGATGGAGATCACATTGTGTCCGACAGCCCCGCCCACAGCCTGCGCAGACATCCGGGAAAGGCCGCGCTCTGCAGCCAGCTGTCTTGCCAGTGCCCCATAGGTCGTGGTCTGGCCGCAGGGGACGCGGCGCAGCAGCGCCCACACCTCCTGCTGAAAGGCAGAGCCAGCGGGATGGAGCGGCGGAGTAAAGTCCGGCTCCTGCCC